TGTTACTGTTTCCCCTATAATAAATTTTTGATTTGATGAAATAATTAATCTTGATGGTTCTAACTCTAAATCGTCAACGATGATAGTAGCGGTAGCATTAGAAGTTCCACCAGTTATAGTCTCACCAATTTCAAACTTACCAGTTGTACCCACACCAGATTCAGTAACAACCTTTCCACCATCTTCATCTAAAATAAAATTTGATGATGTAGTTTCTTGAATGATATTATTAATAACACCATCTACAACCAACTCCGCTGCTTCTAGAAACTCATAATATGCCTTTAAGAATTTTACATACTGAGGATGATCCGATTGAACAAAATCAGGAACTTGACCTTCTATCAGAGGCGATATTTTTGTAACTAAGTTTGAATCAAAAGGTGCCATGGGTTAGTAACTCGTATTACTTGAATAACTTGTTGCGGTAGTATATGTTGAAGTTGCTCCTGAGTCTCCTATTGCGATACTGTCTATCTCTCCTTCAATCTTAATGTTAACCATATCCAACTCTAAGATTTGATTACGAACAGGAACCACATCTTTAGAACTAGGTATTGCAGTTATTCGAATTGTTGTAGAGGTTAATCCATCTATGTCTGATATACTAGAAATAACCAATGCATTTATGTTAACTGTTCCAGATGCATAATCAACTGTACCAGCAGCTGCATCATCATAGGTTCTTGTTACACCTACTAAATGATACCGTCTAAGATTACCAGCACCATCATCATCTATAAAACTTTCTGTAGTTTCTGATCCAACCTTAAATCCAGAAGAACCTACTACACCACCCATAGAAGCATTATGTCCAGAATGAGGATTGTAAAGTGCATTGTTTAAATAAACATTATATCCAGCAGAATTGTTTATTGATGGAGTAAAAAATTTTGATAAAGTTATATTTGTTATATTACTTAATATTGCTGAGTTAGTATCATCAATCATACCTGTAACAACTGAGTGTCTAAACACATTACTAAATGTTTTTAAACTATTGTTATTATAATTTGTTAGTGTGGTGTTAACATCCGATACAAGAGTATTTTTATCTTTAGTAGTCTTACTAGAATCATATTTAAAATTTACATCCAAAATAAGATATACAATCTCTGGATCAATAATTACTGGAGTAATAGAAGCAACATTATATTTTTGTAAGTTTGAAACTAGTAAGGACTTCTGTGCGTCTGTCAAATTATTTCCTGTAGTTGATTTAATAGAAATATAAACTCTACCATAAGATGCGGTACTTGTTACTCCAAGACTAGGATCATACGATCCTGCTTCACCACCAAAAACCATAACTGCCTGAGTTTGAGGAAATAATTTTTTTGCATATACTTTATAGTCTTCAGCAGTTACACACCTTCCTTGTGATGCATAATCAAGTGGTGCATTTAACTTTATAGAAGATAGTGCTTCAGCAGTAGAACCACCAGAAGATTTATTAAGAGTAGTTACTGTAACATCAGTAACAGTGTCTATTGCACCTGAGGCGGTAAAACTATTTGCACCATTTGAATCGGATTTATTTGTTACTACATATTTTAGAAAAACTATATTACCATCTGTTATTGCTTTACTTACAACACCATCACCAAAGTATACTTCAAATATTCCACCTTCTACTTCTTGTATATAATACACTTCACTATCTTTAGTAAGTGTGGAAATATCTGTTGCCTTTGTAAAGGTTGAAGTTGTAGTGTCTGATGTTGAATTTTGTACTTGTACAGTAAGTGTAGATGTATCAGAATTAGAAGAAGGTAAAGTAAATCTTTGATTTACATTTGAAGAGTCTACAGAATATCTAGTAGTAACATAGGTTCCTTCATAAATTTTAATATCATTAAATGGAATACTAGTTCCAGTATTTTGTGCTGTCAAATCTTCAACAGTCACATATTGATAATCTACGTTATTTACTTTAGTGGTAAATACTGTTCCTGCTTGCATTGTTGCGGAACCCAAGGCCGCACTATTTAAAATAACATTAACATCTGCATAAGGAGCTCTACAAGAACTTACTTCATATCCTAAAGTTTTTGCGTGTGAAGTAATACTAGAACGTAATGTTGCAGAATCTAAAAACATTTCATTTGCAAGCATGTTTGCATTAAAACCAAGATAGTGAGTATTATACGCAAGAGTGTCTAAAAGAACACTCATACCAGAACCCTCAAAATCATAGTCCTTAAAACTATCTTGTTGTTTTAGAAATGTTTTTAAATTTGTTTTGATAGCATCAAAATCAAATTCTGTTATATCAATTTTACGATTATTGGCCATTAGCGTAATCTCTCTAAGGTTAAGGTTAGTTCTACCAATTCAGTAGGCGCATTGACCACATAAAATTCTACACTAACATCATAAGCATTTCTCTCTAAATCAGGATATGCATTTATCCCAGCGAGTCTTACTCTTGGTTCAAAATTTTCAATAACATCTTCAACTTGTCTTGCGAGAATGATAGCCGTATTTGGAGTCATTAATTCAAATAAAGTTCCTCTAATACCAGAAAATATTTCTGGATGAAAAGGTTTTTCATATTGATTCATTAATACTAAGTTACGGACTGATCTCTTTACTGCCTGTATATTGTTAATAATATTAATATCTTTATCAGTATTATTTTTACTAAAGAAAAGGTCTAAATCGCTGTATATCTGAGAAGCTCTATCTTCACCGACTCCTTGTGAATCACCATAAGCGTCTTTATTACGCCAACCTTGATTTAAATCCGACAACGATCTTCCCCTTATCTTTTAACTATTTATACAAAATTTAGTAAGTTGTTTTCATCATATATGGAGTATATTTTCCCCACACCTCTTTTGCTTCTCTTTTGATAAAAGGTCTTTTTTTATCTCCCTTAATAGGATTAGGAATAGTAAGCATTACCCTCTTACCTCTTTTCCAAGCATCCATCTTATCATTAAGTTTCTGCATCTCTGAACGGTCATCACCCAACCCAGCAACCACGTTGCGCCGCTCGCCTTTTGATGTTTGTGCATCTCTTGACTTCTTCTTTCCCATAATATAATCTCCTATACTGCTATGGTGTTAGAGGTTCTTGCCTCTGTATTTGATTGTTTTAATCTTTCTTCTAATGCTTTTATTTTTGCATCAAATGCCTCTGCATGAGGTTTTAATCTTGCTTCCAATGCCGCCATATCTGATGCTAATTTTTCTCTTGCCTTTGCATCTCCAAAAATTCCTGTTACTAAGTCCTCCGCATCATCCTCAGAAAAAGAAGATGCAGCTTCTTTTAATCCATCTGCTATAGGAAGAAGAGATGATTTTGCCTTTTCTACTGCTTCCGTTGCACCAGGCGGTAATTCAAAGTTTGGTATTTTTGCAGATAACGCAGAAGAAATAGAAACACTAGATGTTCCATCTGCAAGTGCTGATGTTGCACTAGAGATTGCACTAGACGCATCTGATACTATGGTATCTAAACTTAACCCACTTGCGGTAATACCAGAACCAAAACTATTAGTTATAGAAGATAACTTATTAATATATTGATTACCTCCAGGCGTTAACCCTGTTAGTGCAGTTAATTCCGCCTGTAAGTTTAATGAAGGTGTAGTTGGTAACTCAGGGATTATTGCAAGAGTTTTTGCCTTTAAATCTGTAAGGTCTGTATTTAGTGTAGAAGTTAAAGAAGATGCAGTTGCAGATAGATTAGTTGAATCTAAAACCTTACCTTCAATCTCATCCACTTTCTTTGCGACTGAATTATATATTTCACTTGCGCCAGGCAAACTAGGTGTTGTAAAATCTACCATATTATCCTCCAGCAAACACGTTTGGTGAACCAGCTGCAGATGCATTGGGAACCCATGAACCATGACCACCTGTTGCATCACCTTTACGATGTACTGCAATACTATTCACAAATACAGTTGTACTTCCTGCCGTAGCAGGATCACTACATGAAGTAGTATCTCCTATACGTGTACACTTTGCACTATTCACAAATACATCATCAGAACCAGTTGCGTATGCGGTTTGGTGAAATGGGTTTGGTGTAGGACTTGCATGACCTACATGATTATCTAATCCTACTCTTGTTATTTCTGGCATATTATCTCCTTAACTTGGGTTAATATCTACTTTATTAGTTGCACTTGGTGATCCACCACCAGATTCAATTGTGTAGATTGTACCAGCGGTACTGTTATATGTTGTACCAGAAGTTTCAGTGAATGATGTTCCAGCAGTATGTGTTTGTGTTGTTGCAGCAGTAATAGAAACAGATGCAGTATTAGATGCCATAGTGATACCACTTACCGCTTGTATGTTCATAGTAGACCCTGCCTTTGCGGTATATACACCCGTAACAGCAGTTTCCGATATGTTAACCTTTGCCTCTCTTGTAATAGAACCAGTTGTACTTTTCTGGGATATGTTATCCGTGACACTATGTCTAAAGTATCCTTCAATAGTTCTCTGTTCGTTTCCTAGAATAGTAACGTCCTGATCTTTACCAACTCTACCCTTTACCGCATCATTAATATTGTATGAATAGTTACCTCTGATCTCAGACTCTAGATTTCCGCCAGAAGAACCAGCACCTATCTTAACTCTTTCGTTCTTATGTATCTTACGAGTATAGTCACCCTCTACTTCAAGAATGTAGTTACCCTTTATCAGTTCCTTCTTAGTTCCCTCTATCGTGAGGTTTACATCTCCTGATATGATAACATTAGAAGAACCAGCGATAATCTCGTAGTTTGATCCGACAACCTTGACAACCTTATGTCCTGTAGGATGTATTTCCTCAAATGTACCCGACATATGTTCTCTATGAAGTCTTTCTCCGCCAGGCGTGTCATCAATCTCCATAATATGTCCTGATTCAGATTCGAACACATGATTCATTGGATATTTTGCAGACATATATGGAGATGCATCTTTCGTAAGGCCTTTAGGATGCGGTTCATCCCAAGGAACTATCGGATCAGGAATACCTGTACCTAGAACGGAAGCATCTTCTACGGAAGGTATGTGTGGTCTGGTTGCAGTAGGTACAGAGGATCGTCTTAGTCTACGTCTACGATCAAGAGCTCCGTGTGTTTCGGAAGTAACTCCTCTTGCAAGTCTAGAAGTATCCGTTTCTCCATAAGAATGTCCAGAGAATCTAGAAAATGTAGTTTGATCATCAATCGGAACAGTAGTGTCCTTAATTGCACCTAAAGGATACGGGCCATACTCTCCATAATCTTCTGGGTTTCCTCCAGCAGAGTAATACGATTGATTAGACTCTTTATGTCTAGGATCATTAAATCCCTTTGTATGGTCAGCGGGACTAAAAGGATTTCCAGGCAAGGAACCCATAATAATCGGATATTGTTTTTCAATCGCATCACGAAAGAAACCCATTACCCACGATCCTTCAACTAACCATGAAGAACTATTACCCATTCCATGCATAGATGGATCGGTAACAGGGTGTAAAACGTGAGCCCAAGGTAAATCTGTAGTAGGTAATTCTGTTATATTTTCTGTATGATGACCTAAACACCTAACACGAACTCGACCTTGTTGGTCTGGGTCATCTCGGTCTTCTACGACACCAACAAACCAAGCGAATCCATCTTTTCCCATATAAAATTGTTCATTTGCCATTACGTCTTATTTATAAGGGTTAATGGAGATCAGGATTTCTCCCTAATCGTTCTGCATCAGGATAATACTCTTCAAGTGTCAAGTCATTTCTTCCTTGATCTCTATGCATTTCAATTAATTCATATGCGTCTTCTTTTGATAAACCATCAGCAAGCAAAAGATAAACTTCTGGTACTTCTGGATTTTCAAGGATCATCACACGATACTTATTAAGTGTTTCGGACATGGTAAAGTTTATTTAGAAGATCATCTTCTGCATTTGTTCTTCTTCAGGCCAATAATTAGTATTTCTTCGGTTTTTAGGTTGATAATCTGGAGAAATATTACCAGCAATGATGATTCTTTCCTTTTGAAACGGTTGTGGATCAACTCTATGAGGAATCCAACTAGGCCACATAAGAATATCACCTTCATTTGGTGTTACTATATGTTCTTTTTCATACCCATTACAGAATATGAGAGGAGAAGACCCTTTAGGAAACTTTAGGTAATATACAAATGACCAAATGTGAGGCCAGTGATCATGAAACTTTGTAAAGTCATCCTTTACATACTTCGCACTCCAAATATCATATAAATTCATATCCATCTCATAAGGACTATTCTTTTTTGCAATCTCAATAGCAAGATCACCCACTTCTTGAAACTGAGGATACTCATCTTGCATAAACCAAGTTGACATTCCTGCCTTTACGTTAGTCTTTCGTCCTTGTTGGTCTGGTCTAATACGTATAATACCCTCTAACTCCCAATCTAAACCATCACGTATTTTAAGTCTTTCCTGTATGATAGGAAAGTTTATTAAAAAAGGTTTTCCTTTGGGGTGTCGAGTTAAGTGTGGACTTCTACCTTCCGCCACTTGCGCTAATTCTTTTAATCCCATATCACATCCAAATTTCCAGAGATCATAATACGTTCATGATCACATTTATGTTCGGGTACAGCATGACTGACCCATGAAGGAAAGACAAGTAATTGAGATGTATGCGGATTAATCTCGTATGCACCACCAGATGCGTTTGCCATCTGAAAAGGAGCGCAGTTAGGACATGCCTTTACACAATATGTATAAGACCAAACAGAAGGCCAGTGTGTATGTGCCTTGCAAGAGTGTCCTTTATCATAGATCAATCCCCAAGATTCTTGTTGATAGAGTTTAATAGGATTTTCTGTACCGTCAGGATGTGTTCTTACCGCAAGAGAACCACTTTCTGCAACAGTAATCGCAGCTTCACTGAGTTCTGCAAAGGAATCGTAGTAATCGTGCATATCCCATCGGGTCATAAGACAGGATGCAGATGTATTACGTCCACCAAAGAAATCGCCTGCATCTCTTATTGCATCTTCTAGACGTTCATTCAATTCATTACTTAGAAACTTAGTCATGCGTGGTAAATTATAGTGCATTGCCTGTTTCGCAGTAAACTCTTCGTGAAACATCTGACCAGAAATGGAATTATTAAGATTTTTTAATGCACTCATTCTTTAATCCTTTCACTGCTATTGCACCTATAAACAAATGATTTTGCCAGAAACTTTGTACAGAGGTAAACCCAGCATTTGTTAACATATTTTCTATTTCACTCCACGAATTAGGTTTTAACATATTCTTGAGAGTGATTTCCTTTTCCATTATATCATCATAATCGAAACTCTTATTCTTATACTCATAATATATGGTTCTTAACATATTTTCTATACGACTGTGTTGAGTATCAACCTTTTCTGCAAATATAAACGCACCACCTTCATTAAGACCATCATATATTCTCTCTATAACGTGTTGTCTCCACGAATAGGATATAAACTGTAGAGTAAACAAAGAAGTTACCAGAGAACAGTTATCGAATTTGTAATCTCGTATATCCACAGGACAATGAAACTCAACGTCACCAATTTCTACAGATCGTTTGATAAGATCATCCTTAAAATCTTTAGATATCTCTACACCCACACAATTAATATCTAGGTCTTTGTTGTGTTTGTGTATAAGATAGGTAAGTTTACCTGTAGAACAACCAATATCTACTACATTCGTGTTCGCTTCTACAAAATACCGTGATAAACTTACAACATCATCTAATAGTTCACTATAACCACGTATCGATTGTTTGATATGTTCATCAAACCCCTCAGCTCTGTGTGCAAATGTAAACATCATCTTTCAAATACCGCAAGAAAACGGTTTTCCTTATTATATCTATTTGGTAACATACGAATACTGTACTCGTGATAATCTTTTAAGTATTTAAAACCATACATGGACAATACCAATTTAAAATACGCAAGATTGGGAAGTTTACAATAGATATTTTCCTCAAATCCTGTAAGTCTGGGTCTACCTCTTGTATCTTTCCATTTCTTATTCTTTCTTACTTCAGATCGACCTTTATAAACAACAGTAGGAATCTCACTATCTACTACAGGGTGTATAGTTGGAGACTCGATCACGATATACTTCTTTGATCTTTTTGCTACCTCCTCTAAAAACAATCTTTGGTCATCAATGTAGTAAAACATATTCATCAAAAGAACAATATCGAATGAATCATTATATTTCTTAAAGTAATCTAGAAAAAGAAGTTTATGAATACTATAAACCTCAGAAGGAAAGTATTCTTTCATGCATTTTTCTGCATTATCGTGTATTGTTTTCACGACATCTACACCTTCATAGTATTCTGCACCGTTCATAAGTGCATATGCACCAGAAGCACACATCTTAGACCCCATATCAAGTATAGATGCACCCTTTAAGATGTCATCTAGTATAAGAGAGTGTCTTATGTTCTCATTCTCTATCTCTATTAACTCTCTAGTGTCCGTTTCTATGAACTCTGGATAGTATTCAAACCCTCGCATTACGTTTTCCGATAATCAAACTTATACCTTATACTGTTATCTGCTGGATTTCTCCATTCTCTCCAGTTCCATACCTCAAGATTGTACATCTGTGCAAAATGATCTGCAAGACCTTTATTCCATCTATCGAACCAGACTACATCAGAACTTCGCAGGCTCTCTTCCTGATCTTCTTTTGGAGTCGGATTAACCTTTATCAATATCTGTGCATTGGGAGTAGTATTATTCAATACCCATTCGAGTCTTTGTCGAATCCAATCATAAGAGTCAAAGTGAAGTATACCATAACAGATTGCAAGGTCAAACTTACGATCCCAGCCAGGATAATCTATTATATCCCCTATCCAATCTGCCTTTTCATTGACAATATCCACACCTATTAGATTANGATTGTATTGTTTATAAGGATTATACCCACAACCTACGTCTATAGGGTTTTTTGCCGACTTTAATTTCTCTAGTACATGAGGATCAGTCTCAGTTTGATGCCATACCTCTCCAAAGAACTTTCTCATTAATTCCATATCTTCATACATAATGTAAATAACTCCCTATTATATACTTAGGTGTGTGTAAAGGTTGTTCTCCAGCGTGAACCCATGGCCAGTAAGGAGGAAATATCAACATATTCCCCTTCTGACAGTAAGAAGTATAGGTATCATCAAACAATCTCTTGGGTGGGCCTTCTTCTCTCTTGACCGTAAGTGTAGTTGCACCTTTGACGTTATTCTCCAGATAGATAAACATGACAAGAAACCGTTTACAGTTATCCAAAGAGTTAACGTCTATATGATCGGGAAACCCCTCTTTACCGTTTGGTTCATACTTCTTGATCTTCATCGCTTCCAGTGAAAACTTAGAAGGAAACTGATAGGGTTGTATGTCCATCTGCATCCTATACTCTCTTACACCTCCTAGAAACACGTTTGAGAGGTATTCTAAGTCCTCTTTAAAGGGAGTTTCACTAGAACCCATAAGATTAAGACGAGTCAGAGTCTTACCATTTGCATTTTCCTGTATCTCATGCAACTCTGGATGTTTCTCAAATCCGTCTATAAGATAATCACACTGTTCGTCACTAAGAGCATTTGGAATCACTCTTATATGATTATCCATTTGCAACCTTCTTTGTTTCACCATTCGTAACCTCATTCATCATTATAAAATCCTCATTACCATTCCTTTCCACGATAAGAAAAACAGTTCCCATGTTTTTTTCTTTCACAGGTGCGTAGATAGGTTCAGATAAAACGGACTTTTTCGCCGATTTTCGCCGCTTGTTTTCAGCTGCGGTTAACTTTTTAGATGCATAGTAGGGTACACCATTCAATAGTCTCATATTATCATACGAATCCATATCAGATGCAACCTCTACGATCACTCCTGACTTGTTCTCGCCATAGTCATTGTCATAATATACTGTATCACCAATGTTCATTTTCACTTCTTTCTTTTAGTTAGTAGATGAAACTCTTTTTATTTCTTCAATGCGAGTCTCGATACATTGTTTGTATGTGGGAGGAATATTTGGAGTTAACAACTCTGCTTTCAGTACACTCAAGGTTAGTATCTCAGTAGATGACAGTTGTGAATTCTCCATGTATGTTCTCCCTATTGTTGAACTAGTTGTTACTTTACCACATACAGTAAACATTGTCAAGCACTATTTTGCACAATTCACTCTTCCAAAGGTATCCCATGTATATGTATCACAGTTAAGATTCAGAAGATAATCCTCATACTCTTTTCTTGTCATGCATATCATGTTCGTATCAATAAATCGAATAAACTTACAGTCCTTCTCTGTTACCTCTGAGAGAACTAACTCAGAGCTTGTCTTTCCTGTTTTGTCATGTAGTATAACATCTGCTACTGTATGCGTCATTGATACCCACATAGGAAGTATACCACAACCTGTAAGGAGTGTCAAGGAAAAAAGACTTATAAGAATGTTTTGCATAGGGATATTTATTTTTTAAGTACCTTTAAGTATGACACCCCCCTTTCAGTTTTGGGGGGTGGGGGGTCTATAATATATATCGTTGGATACTTATTACATTTATAGATTAGACAACCCGACTCAGTCTCAGACCCCCTAAGTGATTCTCAAAAAAATACCCTCATCAGTCCACCTAGCAGTTCAGCAATATACGAAAGACCATTCGGGATGAGGGTGAGTTGGGGAAAGGAAAAACTAAGGTCTAATTCGGTCTGACTCCTTACGTATCGCACGTACGGCTGCAAGTATGACTCTAGTGTTCGTTGTGGTGTACTCTCTGCGAGTAATACCGTCCCAATTCCAATCCTTCTTCGTGAGCCTTACAAACTCCTCGTAAGATGGAATGTTGGATTTAGTTCGAAATTTCATTATTAACCTTTCTTCTCATTATTACTAATAGTACCACACTGAATATCTTTTGTCAAGCACTATCTTTGTCTTTAGATACCCAGCATAGTTAATATACGTCATTATAGGGGTAATGTCAAGTCCCTTTTCGATATTATTCTGAGGTGAGTGAAGATTTATTGCCGTGAGTCTGCGAATTCATATCACAACGGACTCATGTTTATTTGTACCTTTTTAATGTATTCGTAAATTATGCATTATTTTCCTAATATGCACGATTAGTTCCGCAGAGATACTACAGCCTGTTCTATTCTCTGTGGTAGTTCTCTACATAACAGTGTACCAGCACG